TCTAATTTAGCTGGCGGGTTTTAGTCTGGATTTTCAAATTATAACGTTAGTCGTAATAGTGTTCTTTTAGGGTCTGGGATATTCGCAGACGGTTTAAAAGACTCTATTGCAAGTAGTAGTTATATATAGTTATAGGTTGAAAAAATACCAAACAATAATAAATTATGTTTGCGTATTAGTAAAAATAGTTTTGCATTTAAAGCTTTAAAAGCTGGGTTGTTGATTATAACTGATTATTTTGCAATTACTTTAAATAGTGATAATACTATAAAATATGTTAAAGTTGATGGCGGTTAGTATGGTTTTAGAAGTACTGATGATTATACAATATTAAGTGATACTGTAATATAGTTTAATAATCAAAATCTTAATAAATTAAAAGACTATGATATGGTGTTTGCTTATACAATATATACCGTATCTAAAAATTCAATACTTTTTGGTAGGTATATAGCTAGTAATTCTGAAAACTCTATAGCTGTTGGAACTGGTTTAACCGATAATCTTATACATGGTGGTAAAAGTTTGAACTGTGTATCATTATTTGGTAGTTTAAATAGTGTTAAAAACAACGGAGAATTTGCATGTGGTATTGGTAACGTTTCAAATCTTGTAGAAAATGGAAATATCAGATATTGTACATTATTTTCTATAGGGTCTTACATAAATATGCAAAACTCTAATGCGTTAGAAGTTCTTATAAAAAGAGAGGGTTAGACTGTTACTGATAATAATATGTATGTGTACGGAATCGGTAATTATGACGGCACTAACGCTACTTCTACTCAATCTAAATCATTACAACAAGTTATTTCTGATATAGAAACAGCAGTTTAGCTAAATAGTAATGGTCCTTGGGATATAGATATAACATCAGAGTTTGTTAATGGTAATGTTACAATTAAACCATTATCAATGTGGTCTATAAACCAAGGTATAAAACGTGTTTATTTTACAGCAAATTTAAAACAAGGCGATGTAATTACAATTCCTAATACTCTTAGAATGTACATTGGCTGGAAAAAAGCTGAGAATAGATTTGGTATGGCAGATTGGGCTACCGCTGGTAAAAAATATACAGTTACAGAAGATAGTTATTATGTAATATTAATAGCTACTGAAAATGATAATCCTGGAGTTCAAACTAATACACTACCATCTTATGGAAGGGTGATGTTAAGAACGTCTAATCCAGAGTTTAAACCTACAGCTAAGACCGATGCTAAGAAAGACCATACTAACGATGATAAGGTTATGCGTAGTATAGCTCATCAAGGTTTTCATAAAATGGAGAGACCTAATTCATTAGCTGCATTTAGAGCTGCTGCAAAAGAAGGTTGGAGGTATGTAGAAACTGATATATATAAAACATCAGATAATAACTGGGTCGTAGGACATGATGCATGGATGCCAGAAGGGTATACTAATGGAACTATAACAATATCATCTGGAGACCATAGTTATAAATATGAATAGCACACCTTAGCTGAAATTTAGGCTTTTACTGGTCCAGATAATAATAAAGTAGCAACTCTTCAAGAGTTCTGTAAGGTATGTAAAAAATGTGGCTTACATCCATATATTGAAATTAAAAGTCCAGATATGGGTGGAAAACAAACTGGAGTAGGTGATAAATATGATAATAAACCATATATTCACAAAGCGTTAGATATTATTCGTAGAGAAGGATTAGGTAAAGAGTTTACTATAATTTCATCTGGTAATTGGAATCTAGAAGAAACGGTCAAGTATGATAATACTATACGAGTAGGATATATAAATGTATTTGAAATGTATAATGTAAACAGTACTGATAAAAAATACTGGGATACAACTGTATTAAATTTAACAAAAATAATAAATGCAGGTAAAGGTAGAACTGTTTACTTATTCTTAGATTAGAACTTGACACATATTGCTACTTGTCCAGCAGAAAATATTGATTGGCTCATCGATAAAAAGATTCCTTTAGAAGTGTGGACGGCTAAAACTAAAGAAGATGTTAGTAACTTAGACCCATACATAACTGGCGTTACATGTGATAATATACATGCAGGTGAAATATTAGCTAAGGATATTTAATAATGTTTGATATACAAGGTGGAAAAATAAAACTTAGTACACAAGATTTAGCTATACCTCCATTTAAACAACATTATAATAGTGCGGAGGATAAATCTTAGGCACTAAAGGAAATTGAATACATTGTATGGCTTTATAAATGGAATAGCCCGTATGAAGCATACCCAGAGAAAGACAGACCATCTATAATTGGTAAAGATGTATTCAATGATGAAAAATATAAACCGACAGCAGAGATGAAGATATTAGCAAAAAGGTTCTAGGAGTTTCAACAGACTCCTAGCACCAGATTGCTACAATCATCACAATCAGCTGCGGAAGGATTGATTGAAACTCTGAATTAGTATTCAGAAGGTAATATGGATATAGATACAGCCTTAAAGATAACACGAATCCTTAAAGATGTTAGTGGAGTTGTTAAATCATTAGATGTAGCAATGAAGCAAGCTAAAGCTGAATAGCTTGAGTCTGGAAAGATTAAAGGTGGTGGTGTTATAGGCATGTATGAAATTGCTAAATAATTATGGTTGACTTTAATAAGAAGATACTCAATAGTGATAAATTTAGACAAGCTGCTATATTCTTTCAAGAACATGGATGTTATACATTAGCACCAAAAGGTACAACTGACTATGCTAAATATTGGGATGAAGAGACTAATAGATGTCTATATGGATATACAGCCACAGATGGCGATTCTATAAGTGGATATAATTACTTCTACTTGAATTACAGTCCAATTATGAAGTTATAGGAAGTTGAGTATACAGATAGATTTGGAGATAAGAGAACAAGGCGTGAGCGTATATTTGGTTTCCCTAGATTCTGGGACTACGACTACTACTACTTCAATGCTGTTGATGAAGCTGAGAGTGCTGGTAAACACATGGTTAACCTAAAGTGTCGTCAAAGAGGATATTCATTTAAAGGTGCGTCAATGTTAGTTAGGAACTATGAGTTGATACCAGGTTCAAAGAACTTCGCTGTAGCTTCAGAACAGAAGTTCTTAATTGGAGATGGTATTCTTACTAAAGCATGGTAGATAATGGACTTTGTTGATAAACATACAGCATGGTCTAAATAGAGATTAACTAGCACTCGTATGGAAAGAGTGTCTGGTTTTAAGATAACTGATGAGTTTGGTAAACAAACAGAACAAGGTTATCTTTCAAGCATAACTGGAATAACTCTTAAAAACGACCCTGAAAGACTTCGTGGTACTCGTGGTAAGTTAGTACTGTTTGAAGAAGGTGGTAAATTCCCAAACTTAGAAACAGCATGGCGAGTTGAACAACCTGCTGTAGAAACTGATGATGGTGTAGCATTCGGATTAATGATAGCGTTTGGTACAGGAGGTTCTGAAGGTTCTAGCTTTGATGGTCTTAAGAATTTATTCTATCACCCAGAGGCATTTAACTGTCTATCATTTCCTAATATATGGGATGATGGTCAAGGAGACACAAAATGCGGATTCTTTGTTCCAGCTTGGTCTAATATGGAATCTACCGATGAAAAAGGACAGTAGAGATTTATGGATAAAGATGGTAATAGCCTTAAAGAGAAAGCTGTAGAAGAACTTATAGCTCAGCGTAATAAAGTTAAAGACGGAGGAGCTTCACAAACATCTATAGATAGATTTATATCAGAGCGTCCTTTAAAGCCACAAGAAGCTGTATTAGAGCTTGGTAAAAACATCTTCCCTAGATAGTTGTTAATGAATCAATTAACACGCATTAGAACCAACGATAAGCTACGAAATATGAAACACATCGTTGATTTATTTTGGGATGGTAATGGTGGTGTTAGAGCTGAAGAAAAGAAGTCTGGAGATATAACAACATATCATTTAAAGAAAGATGATAAGCCACAAGGTTCAATTGTAATATGGGAGTATCCAATTAAAGACCCTCCATTTGGATTGTATATAGGAGGTTGTTTAACACCTGGGGAGAAAGTATGTACACAAAGAGGATTGGTAAACGTAGAAGATATAACACTATATGATAAGCTTATAAATAAAGATGGTTAGTTTGTTGATATTAGAAACATTCAAGTATACGAAAAGTTTAATGAGTTTACATATAAAATAAAACCTTACGGTTCTTTTCGTACAACAACATTTACATCTGAACATCCAATTCTAATTCACAATAAAGGCTTTGTAAAAGCTAAAGACATCTAGTATGGCGATTGGTTAGAAATTCCGAATAGATACTACGGATACGATTGTGAAGATAAGTTTGAAAATGGATTAGAGTAGATATTACATAAATTCCCAAATTACACACATGAATTGTTTTATTTTCTAGGATTGTTTGTTGGCGATGGGTTTGTTAATATAAATAACAACTCCCATGATATATACTTATCTATTGGTAAAGAAGAAAACAATTTCGCTAATTTCTATGACAAACTTATACAAAAGGTTTTTAATAGGAAATGTATACACGTTCATAAAAACAAAGAAAACACTAGAAGGTTTACACATAAAGAATTAGCGTTAATGTTGCAAGAAGAAATAGGAACTACAGCATATAATAAGCGTATACCAGAATGGATAAAACAAGCTACTTTATCGTCAAGATATGCTTTTTTGTAGGGATACTTAGATTCTGACGGGTCTGTATTTTATGACAATGGCAAAGTTCGTGTTAATTTTACTAGTGTAAATCTTGAATTACTAGAAGATGTTTAGGATATTTTATTTTCGTTAAAAATAAAAAACTCTATTGTAATACATTAGAAAGAACATAAAAATAGATTTGGAGGAATATCTAGACAGTCATACAGAATTAACATTGCTAGCGATGATAATAAAAAACTACTAAACAATGTTGTTTTTGAAAGTAGGAAGATGCAAATACTAAAACTCTCTAATTGTAAAAGTAAGTCTAGGATGAATATAAAGTTCATTGGCGATAAGATTTTATTAAAAATAGAAAAGGCAGATGAATCGGTGTATACTGGATTCGTGTACAACTTTGAGTGCGATACTCACACTTTCTTATGTAGGAATATCTCAACTCATAATTGTGACCCGTACGCGTAATGTCAGCGGGTTTAAAATCGGGTAAAAACGGGAAACATCTAGAACAGACAATTCCGTGCTAATCATACTGATTGCGAAAGGCAGTATGACAGTGTAACGCATAGATGGTGAATAAATATAATCCATCCACGAACACCCGACACTATTATAGTGATGATGTATGCTGGGCTATATGGGGACATATAGAAGTATAGATAAAAAACTATACGATAACATAACTGATGACCACGATGAATCATTTACAAACTCACTTGGCTCTACATTTATATTTAAACGCGTTAAAGCTGGAGAGGCTTGGAATGATGTAATAGTAGCAGAGTATTCAGGTAGACCTGATACAGCTGAAGAATATTATGAGAATGTACGTAAACTTTTAATGTTTTATAATGCTAGGCTACTATTTGAGAATGAGCGTAAAGGTATATATCCATACTTTACAAATAAACACTGTGATTATCTACTTGCAGATTAGCCTGATAAGGTTATATCTGAAGTATTTAAAGATTCAAAAGTACAAAGAAGAAAAGGGTGTCATATGACTAAATCTATACGAGCGTATGGAGAAGGTCTCATACTAGAATGGTTGATGGATGAATTTGAACCAGGTCGCCCTAACTTAGAGAGAATATACAGCGAGCCTTTATTAGAAGAACTGATAGAAAACGATGGTAGAAAGAACGTCGATAGAGTTATTGCTTTATGTATGACAATGATATATAGAGAAGAATTATATTAGGTAAAGGTAGCTGAAAGTAAAGAAAAAAACAAATAGGTTGAACTCTTTGAAATGCCATTGTTTAGCCAGTAGTGGTGGGACAGTGACGATAAACAAGACGATATACCTGTATTTACATTATAATAACAATGGAGATAAAAGATAATTTATATAATGCTTCATTTCCACAACAGAAACTTCCACTATCTAAGAAAGATAAACAATGGTAGGAAAGCTGTGTGGATTATATAATAGGCGAAGGTAATGTTGGGTCTGGTAGAAGAGACACACAACATGGAGAAATGCAAGTCTATTATAATTTATATAACAGTATCTTTGATGAAAAAGACTTTAAGCGTATAACAAATCCGTTTAAAGTTGATGATGGTTTTCCAGCAACTCCACAAGACTTTAATATTATTAGACCTAAGATTGACTTACTTATAGGTGAAGAAACTAAGAGACCTTTTAATTTTAGAGTTATAAGAACATCTTAGGAAGCTGTGTCAGAATTGCAAGAAAAAGAGAAAGAGATGTTGATGCAATACATGATGGCGGCTATACAATCTAAGATGGGTCCAGAGGAGTAGCAACAATTCCAAGAACAATTACAGTCTGGTGAGATTATGCCACCAGAAGCAATTGCTAAATATATGGATAAAGAGTATAAGGATGTTGTAGAGAATACAGCATATCATACTCTTGAATATCTAAAGGAGAAACTATCACTTAAGAATGAGTTCATTAAAGGTTGGAAAGACGGGTTGATTAGCGGAACTGAAGTTTATTACGTAGGAGTTCAAAGTGGAGAACCTTACGCAGAAAGAGTTAACCCAATTGATTTTGACTATGATAGAAGTCCAGACTTAGAGTTCATAGAAGATGGTTCTTGGTGTGTCAGAAAGATGAGACTTCCAATAGCTGAAATCTATGATAGATATAACGATAAGCTGACTGAGAAAGACCTCGATAAGATTAATTAGATTCTATCTGGTACGCCTATTGGTGATATGCCATAGAAAGGTCCAGTTGATGATTTTAATCGCATTACAATGCATTTATACGATAATGATGGTATAAGATTTCAGAATAAACATAATATAAATGTATGGCATGTATGTTGGAAGTCTTTTAAGAAGATATTCTACGTTACAACATTAGATGAATCTGGTGAAGTCCAGGTTACAATTTGTGATGAAACATACAAACCAGTTGGTACAGAACTATCTATAGAGTCTGGTTGGATTGTAGAAGTTTGGGAAGGATACAGAGCTGGTTCTGATTTATACTTTGGTATACAACCTATAGAGTATCAGCATGTTAGTATAGATAATCCAAACTCTCAAAAACTACCATACTGTGGATGTGTTTACAGTAATACTAATAGTAGACCACGTTCACTTGTTAGTATATTAAAACCATTACAATATATGTATATTGTATTATGGTATAGACTTGAGTTAGCTATAGCTCGTGATAAAGGTAAAGTTGTAAATATGGATATTACATAGATTCCTAAATCTATGAATATTACACCAGACAGATGGTTACATTATTTATCATCTGTAGGTGTTAACTTTATAAATCCATACGAAACAGGCTTTGATATACCTGGAAGAGAGGGTGGCAAACCAGCTACATTTAATCAGATAACATCATTAGACTTAACAATGTCTCAGGTTATATCTGAGTACATTCAATTAATGGATAAGATAGAACAACTAGCTGGCACTATATCTGGTATAACATCTCAAAGAGAAGGTTCTATTAGTACATCTGAACTTGTTGGTAATGTTGAACGTTCCGTTGTTCAATCTTCACACATTACAGAACCTTTATTCTGGGTTCATAATCAGTGTAAGAGGAGAGTACTAACAATGTTGTTAAATACAGCAAAGGGTGCTTGGGAAAACACTGGTAAACAAAAGTTATCGTATGTATTTGATAATGGAGAAAGAGCATTCTTAGATTTAGCTAAGAAGTTTTACTATGAAGACATGGATGTATTTGTAAGTGACTCTACTAAAGATTTAGAGAATATACAGAAACTACAATCTCTTATACAACCTGCTATGCAGAATGGAGCTAGCCTGTTAGAAGCATCTGAAATACTTACAAATGATAACTTTAATATAATTAAGCAAAAGCTTAAGGATATGCAAACTCGTCAAGAACAATTATAGAAACAACAGCAAGAAGCTGAAGCTCAACAGCAACAGCAATTGCAGCAAATGCAAAATGAAGCTAAACAGCAAGAACTTATGCTCGAAGAAGCTAAGATGGACTTAGAGAGATATAAGATTGATGCTGATAACCAAACCAAGATTGCTGTAGCTGAGATTAGTTCTTATCGTGGTACTGAAAATAAAGACGCTGACCTTAATGGTATACCTGACCCAATTGAGATAGCTAAGGATGCTACTGCTCAACGTAAGATAGACCAGGAGGCTTATTTAAAGCGCTATGAGGCTCGTCAAAAGAGAGAGATAGAAGATGCTAAGATAAGTCTAGAAAAGAAGCGTATGGACCACGAAATGGCTTTACAGAAACAAAAGGATGATGCTGCTCTACAAAGAGAGAAGATTAAAGCTTCAACTGCATTGAAGAATAAAGTAAGTGGGGAGGAATAATATGGCAAGACTAAAAGCTCCAAAACAAAGTGGTAATAAATTTACAGCTTTTGCTGACAAGTTAGGACCATTAGTATATGAAGGTCTTAGAAAACGAGGTTTTACAAGTAGAGCTGCTTATGACAATGTCATGAGTCAGCTTGCTTGGGAAAGCACTTATGGTACAAGTGATGTAGCAAGGAATAATCATAACTATGGTGGTTATGGTTATGATGGCAATGGTAATTATACAGTGTTTAAGAACGATAGGGATTTCATTGACGCTTATTTAAATACAATGTCTTCTAGATATAGAAAAGCTTTACAATCTAATAATGTTTATGATTATGCTAGAGTTCTTAAGACTAAAGGATATTATGGTGATACGTACGAGAATTACTCTAAAGGATTAGCTGGTATGAATTCTCTTAGGAAAGCAGCAGCTAAACATTATCATATAATTGGTGAGCCTTATAAAAAGCCTTTAGCGCCAGTTGTTCCTAACATTTTAGATAAACCTGTACAACAATAGGTTATAGAGGATAATATGCAATAGCCTTTTAATTAGGTTTATTTAAAACCTGTTGGAAGTTCTAGCCAACAGAAACAAGATTACATATATGATTATCAAACACCATAGATTTAGCAAACAATAACACCAGCTCATACCGTAAATACAAATAGAATGCTTTATTTACCTCCTATTGAATAGACTATGAGTGCTATAATGAATGGATAGCCTTTACTATAGCCAGGATTTGCTAATGGTAAGGATGACAGTTTATATTATAATTATATGAACAATATGTACAATATAAGACCCTTAAACAATAATATAAACATGTATATA